ATTGTTAAACTCTCTTAATGTTGATTCTAAACCTACCCCTACCCCCATCCGTCAATCATTACTGGGGGAGTCATGGACACAGGCGTTATATCAGCAAGGCAGGAAAAGAGTTCAAAGAAAAAGTTAGCGATTATGTGGTGGAGTGGAAAGTTCCCAAGTTAGGCACTGCCCGCTTAGAAATGCAGGTCACCCTGTACCCAAAAGACAGACGCAAGCAAGATATTGATAACCGAATCAAAGCCCTTTGGGATGCCCTAGCAGATGCTGGTGTATTTGATAACGATGAACAAATTGATGTGTTGATGGTACAGCGTGGCGCAATAAAAAAAGGTGGCGGTTGTCTTGTAGTTATTGATAAAATAGAGGAAACTACACCCATAACATAAGGATTTTTATGGAAAACTGTGCATTATTTGTAGCGACACTACTACATTCTGCGACCAATACCCATTTCTTTCATTGGTCTACCGACAGTTTTTCTAAACACAGCGCACTCGCTGAATACTACGATGGCATTGTAGAACTAACAGATACTTTTGCCGAATCTTACATGGGTAAGTACGGTAAGTTCACCAGCTTCCCAAGCGTGTATCACCAACCTAAAGACCCAGTACGCTACATGGAATCCTTACAAAACTTTGTTAGGGAAGCCCGCCAAGATTTACCCCAAAATAGCGAACTACAGAACATTATTGATGAGATTGCAGACCTCATTAACACCACCGTTTATAAACTTAAGTTCTTGAAATAAAAGGATATTTTATGCCATTAATGAAATCAGGCAGTGACGAGGCAGTAGGAAAAAATTACGAGAAAGAGCGTCAATCAGGCAAATCTAAGAAACAAAGTCTAGCGATTGCTCTGTCAGTACAACGGGAAAACGCCAAAGGTAGCCGTAAGGCAAAGCTAGAGGATGCCTACGCTAAGTACATTGAGGAAAAGGCATGAGTCGAAGGGATGACATTCGTGCGGCAGTAGAAAAGCACGATAAACCCATTCCTAAGACAACAACGGGCAAGGATAAGAATTACCTGCCTACAGAGCAGGGCGCAGGTATGACCGCCAAGGGTCGTGAAGCGTATAACCGTAAGAACAACGCTGACCTGAAAGCCCCAGCACCAAACCCCAAGACTGAGGCAGATAAAGGCAGGAAGGCATCATTTTGCGCCCGTATGGGTGGTGTAGTCGCTAAGAGCAAGAACGCTGAACGAGCAAAAGCATCTATGAGGAGATGGAACTGTGGCTAAACAAGGACTATATGCAAACATCCACGCCAAGCGTGAGCGCATCAAGGCTGGATCAGGCGAAAAGATGCGTAAGGTAGGTAGCGAAGGCGCACCATCCGCTAAAGACTTTAAAGAATCTGCTAAGACTGCTAAACCTACACGCAGAGAGATGATTGCTTCTAAGATGAAGGATATGTGATGTTTAAAAAAGAAAAGGTTAAGCCCGAAAACAGCTTACTACAGCCCCACAAAGAATCCACGCTGGAGAAACAGCAACGATTGCGTTTAGAGCGCAGGGCTATGCTTGCCAACAAACTGAAAGACATGGATAAAGAAGTCAAATAGTAGTAGAATTAACTTATCTTAATCAACCACTTGGTTAAATATGAAAATTCAAGAAGTTGCTGTAAACAAGCTAATCCCTTATGCCAAAAACAGCCGAACACACAGCGATCAACAGGTCGCACAAATTGCCGCCAGCATTAAAGAGTTTGGTTTTCGCAACCCAATCCTAGTCGATGGGGTAGGCGTTATTGCAGGCCACGGAAGGCTTTTAGCCGCCCAAAAGCTAGGCTTAGACAAAGTTCCAACCATAGACTGCTCAGATATGACAGAAAGCCAAAAGAAGGCTTATATCATTGCAGACAATAAGCTGGCATTAAACGCTGGATGGGACACCGCCATGCTGACAATCGAAATGCAAGAGCTAGAAGATGAGGGATTTGACCTTGAATTGCTCGGATTTGACGATAAAGAGCTAAACGCCCTGCTTGAGCCTGAAATTGTGGAAGGCTTGACTGATGAGGACGAAGTTCCTGAATTGCCCGAAGAGCCAAATTCAAAGCTGGGTGATGTCTATATTTTGGGCGATCACAGGCTGATGTGTGGGGATTCCACCAGCATTAATGCGGTAGAAAAGATGATGGCTGGCGATAAAGCCTCGTTAGTTGTGACCGATCCTCCGTGGAACGTTGCTTATGGCACAAACCTTGCGAATAACGCACAGGGATATAAACAGCGCACCATCATGAATGACAACTTTGAGACTACCCAAGAGTGGGAAGACTTCTTGTCAGGATTTATGGGTAATATCATCGCCTTTACCATGAAGGGTTGCCCGATCTATTGCGTGATGGGAGCCTCAGAATGGCCCGCAATTGATAAAGCTTTGAGAGATGGGGGCTTTCATTGGTCTAGCACCATCATTTGGGCTAAAGATACCCTTGTGCTATCCCGTAAGGATTACCACACCCAATATGAACCTATTTGGTATGGCTGGAAAGACGATGGCCCACGGATTTGGACGGTACAAGACAGGAAACAGTCTGATGTATGGGAATGCAAACGCCCTAAACGATCAGAACTGCACCCAACCACTAAGCCAGTAGAACTGATTGAGAGAGCGGTGCTTAACTCCTCTAATGCTGGGACTATTGTGTTTGAACCGTTCGGAGGATCAGGGTCAACCCTAATAGCCTGTGAAAAGACTGGTCGTAAAGCCCGTTTAATGGAACTTGATCCCAAGTATTGCGATGTGATTGTTAAGCGTTGGGAAGACTTTACTGGCAAAAAAGCTATTTTAGCGGAGTTATAAAAATGGCAGAAAAAGGCAGACCCGCACATAAACCAACCAAAGAGAGCCAAGATACCGCTAAACGCTTATCTGCATTGGGTGTACCCCATGAGGATATAGCCAGTAGGCTAAAGATTAGTGCTGATACTTTGGTCAAGTATTACAAGGATGAATTAGACGAAGGGCGTATAGACGCTAATGCCGCTATTGCTGGCACATTGTTTAGCCAAGCCAAGAAGGGTAATACTGCGGCCGCTATCTTTTGGTTAAAGACACGGGCTAGGTGGAAAGAAACCCAAGTCAATGAGGTTACAGGTCAAGATGGTGGCGATATAAAGATTTCTTGGGCAGATGAGTAGCCCTATAAAGCTAAAATACCGCCCTAGAAGCGTTTTTGAGGACTTTCACACCCGTAAGCAACGCTGGGCTGTTATCGTAGCCCACAGGCGTTGTGGCAAGACTGTAGCCTGTATTAACGACCTTATAGTTAAAGCCCTGCTAGAAAACAAAAAACACGCCCAATACGCATACATAGCACCTTTTTACAGTCAGGCTAAATCCGTGGCTTGGAGATATTTAGAACGGTTCTCAGAACCCGTAATGACCAAAGCTAATCAATCCGAACTATGGGTAGAACTGGTTAATGGCGCACGGATAAGGCTATTTGGCGCTGATAACCCTGACGCACTTCGAGGCAATTTTCTAGATGGCGTTGTCATGGATGAGATGGCCGACATGAAACCATCGGTATGGGGTGAGATTATTCGCCCACTGCTTACAGACCGCCAAGGCTGGGCTACCTTCATCGGTACACCTAAGGGGCATAACTCCTTTTATGACATTTATAACGAAGCCCAAAAGAACCCAAACTGGTATACAAAAGTCTTACGGGCAGACCAAACAAATTTATTGCCACAAGCCGAATTAGATGATGCCAAGGCATCTATGTCTGATAACCAGTACGAGCAGGAGTTCCTTTGTAGCTTTGAAGCCGCCATACTAGGCGCATTTTACGGTCAGGAGATGCGTAGGATTACAGACCTTGAGCGCATTACTACGGTGGACTATGACCCAATGTTCCCATGCCATACCGTTTGGGACTTGGGCTTTAATGATTCCACGGCTGTGATTTGGTTTCAGGTCGTATACGGTGAGATACGGGTGCTAGACCACCATATGTCTAACGGTCAAGCCATCCCCTACTACCTTGGACTACTAGCGCAGAAAGAGGATGAATACGGGTACAAGTATGGCTATCATTACCTGCCCCATGACGCTAGGGCTAAAACCTTGGCGAGTGGTGGTAAGAGCATAATCGAGCAAATATCTGCAAAAATTGACATAAAACATCTAAAAATCGTACCAAATCTGTCAATTCAGGATGGAATACAGGCAACACGACTTGCATTAACTCGCACTTGGTTTGATAATAAGTGTGAAGAATTAATAGAATGTTTGCGTCAATATCAAAGGGAATGGGATGATGATAAGAAAGTATTTAGGGATCGCCCAAAACACGATTGGACATCACACTCTAGCGATGCGATGCGCTATCTCAGCCTTGTTTGGAAGGATGAAGAAAGCCCTATCCTTAAAGATACAAGGATTAAAGGACTACATATCGGGCAAACGGATGTAACGCTCAACGAAATGTGGAAAGAAACCCCCAAAGTAATCAACAGGAGAATTTAAATGACAACAGCAGCCGCAACATTCGCACTACCCTACGAACACGTAGCAGCTTCACAAACAGCCCAAGTATTAGGCACAACTGGTGCTACAGGCGATTATTTACACCGTTTAGTCATTACTGTAGGAACTGCCGCAACTAGCACAGTAAGCCTTTTAGACAATACTACATCCCATGTATTAGTAGCCGCCAATACTGCAATCGGTGTTTATTCCATTGAAATAAATACTTTTTCTAAAAATGGTGCTTGGAAAGTAACAACAGGCGCAGGTGCAGAAGTAATAGCAATAGGTAACTTTACCTAAGGATTAACATGGATCATACATACGAAGATTGGTACAACTGCATTGCCCAGTACGAGCGTACATTCAAAGAATGGGAAGGCAGAGCCGATAAGATTGTTAAGCGGTATCGTGACGAATCCCGTAGCCGCAACAACCCACAAGCTAAGTTTAATATCCTGTGGAGCAATGTACAGACCATTACCCCTGCGGTATTTGCAAGACTGCCAAGACCCGATGTAAGCCGTAGATTCCGTGATAACGACCCTATTGGTCGTGTAGCTTCTATGATGTTAGAACGAGCATTAGAGTACGAAATTGAGCATTATGGTGACTATGCCAGCGCAATGAAGCAAGCGGTTCAAGACCGTTTACTCGGTGGGCGTGGTACGGCTTGGGTACGGTATGAGCCACATATTGTTGGTCAAGCTGGTGGTATGGGTGAAGGTGCGCCCGATGATGGCTTCCAAGTAACCGAAGATACAGATGAAGCTGAAACCGAAGGCGGTATATACCGTGAAGATCAAGAGCGCATAGAGTACGAATGCGCCCCAGTCGATTATGTTTACTGGCGTGACTTTGGATTAACAACTGCCCGTACATGGGAAGAAGTAACCGCAGTATGGCGTAAAGTCTATATGGAACGCCCCGCCCTAGTCGAGCGTTTTGGTGAAGAACTAGGCGGTAAGATTCCGCTAGATACCAAGCCTGAAACATCTAAATCATTTAGCGAAAAGATGGGCGAAATGTCACGAGAAGCCCTAATTTACGAGATTTGGGATAAAGCCACAGGTCAAGTCATTTGGCTATCCAAGTCTATGGGCAAGATTTTGGATACCCGTGATGATCCGTTGCAGCTTGAGAACTTTTGGCCTTGCCCAAAACCCATGTTCTCTACCCTCACCACAGACAGCCTAATCCCTGTACCTGACTATGTACTGTACCAAGACCAAGCAAGACAGTTAGACACGCTGGCAGACCGTATTGATGGCTTTATTCAAGCACTTAAAGTACGAGGCGTGTATGACGCTTCTGAGCCTAGCCTACAGCGTTTGTTTACAGAAGGCGAGAACAATACATTGTTACCCGTTAAGAACTACGGTGCATTTAGCGAGAAGGGTGGACTTGTAGGTGCTATTAACCTTGTAGATATTGCCCCAATCGCTCAAGGCTTAAACATGGCTTATCAGGCTATGGAGCAGGTCAAGGGTCAAATCTACGAGATTATGGGTATTGCTGATATCCAGCGTGGACAGACCGATCCGAATGAAACCCTTGGCGCACAGATTATTAAGTCAAATAATGCCAGCGGTAGACTCAAAACCATGCAACACGATGTAGTGAACTTTGCTACCGCCCTGTTACAAATCAAAGCGCAGATTATTTGCCAGCATTTTACCGATGACACGATTGTCAAGATTAGTGGTGCAATGCAACTATCCCCACAGGATCAAGCACTTATCCCACAAGCCCTTGCATTATTGAAGGATGAACCCGCTAAGAACTTCCGTATCGAGGTGACTAGCGACTCCATGATTTATCAGGATGAGCAACAAGAAAAAGCAGACCGCATGGAGTTTCTAAGCGCAGTAAGCGGATTCTTAAGTACAGCCTTACCTGCGGCACAATCTACGCCTGAACTTACCCCAATGCTGATTGAGATGCTTAAGTTTGGCGTAACAGCGTTTAAGGCTGGTAAAGGATTAGAAGGATTGATTGACGAAACAGCCGATAAGTTCCGTCAACAAGCCAAGGCAATGGAAGGCCAACCCAAGCCACCATCACCTGAAATGCAGAAGTTACAGATGGAAATGCAGATGGATCAGGCTAAGATGCAAGCCCAAGTACAGGCTAAACAAGCTGAAATGCAGGCTCAGATGCAGATGGAAACACAAAAGATGCAGATGCAAATGGAACTTGAGAAGGCTAAACAAGAGTACCAAGCCCAAGAGAACCAGCTTAAATTCCAACTGGAAGAACAGCGTAACGCTATGGATCGTGAGATGGAAATCAAGGTCGCTCAGATGAAGATGCACACCGAGCGCAATACTCAGGTCTTGTTAGCGCACATTAACAACGGGGCTAAGATTGAGGTTGCTCGTATTGGTTCAGATGATTCTGATGGCGCACAAGCCTACATGACCGAGATGGATATGGCTGATTCAATGAAACATCCAATGCAGCCTATTGCCGATGCTATTGCCATGAGTAACCAGCAAATGACCTTAGCATTAGGTGATTTGGTAAACACCATTAACGAGAACCACAATAGACCGAAGCAGGTAGTTCGAGGACAAGACGGTAAGATTATTGGAGTCCAGTAATGCCTATAACAGTCAAGCATAGTAAGACTTCAGCAATACCTGACGCTGGGGATGCAAACTTAGTACAGCCATCCGATTGGAATGCTGACCATACCCTTACTGGGCTTGGCACAATGGCAGAGCAGAACGCCAATGCGGTAGCGATTACTGGTGGAACAATATCAGGGGTGACTATCCCTGCATCCAATGTCACGGGTACGCTACAAGTTAACCAAGGCGGTACAGGGGCAACAACCCTGACAGGCTATGTCAAGGGCGCAGGAACTACAGCCCTGACTGCATCCTCGACCATTCCCAATACAGACATTACGGGATTAGGCACGGCATCGACTAAAGACGCAGGTGCAGCATTAGGAGTGGCAACCCTTGATGCTGGCGGTAAAGTACCTGTAAGCGAACTTCCTGCCGCAGTCTTAGGCGCACTTAGCTATCAAGGAACTTGGAATGCAAGCACTAACACCCCTACTCTTACTTCCTCTACTGGTACTAAAGGTTATTACTATGTTGTCAGCGTTGCTGGTAATACTAACCTTGATGGGATTACTGATTGGCTTGTGGGCGATTGGGCGGTATATAACGGAACTGTTTGGCAGAAGGTCGATAACACCGAAACGGTAACCTCGGTCAACGGGCAGACAGGCGCAGTCGTATTGACCACGACTAATATTGCTGAAGGTACAAACCTTTACTACACGGATGCACGGGCTAGGGCTTCTGTAAGTGCTGGAACTGGCATTAGTTATGTTTCAGGTACAGGTGTAATTACTAACTCAGCCCCCGACCAAACCGTTGTTTTAAACGCTGGTACAGGCATAAGCACAAGTGGCACTTATCCTAATTTCACTATTACAAACACTAGCCCATCTTTAGGTGGCGATGTAGTTGGCCCTGCATCTAGCACAGACAATGCAATAGCCCGTTTTGACACCACAACAGGCAAATTACTGCAAAACAGCGTGGTCACAGTCGGTGATACAGGCGCAGTTTCAGGCGTTACGACATTAGCAGCTTCTACTAGCGTTACAACCCCAATCGTTCAGGCTACTAATTCTGCTGGTTTAGCCCTTAGAAACTCTGCTGGCACTACCCAAATTAGCATGGGTGGCGGTGGTGGCGATAATGTAACCATTGCTGTAGCTACAAATATTAATGGTGCAAACGCACAAATTGACATTAGCCCTACGGGTACTGGTCATGTTCACATTAAGCCTACAGGCACAGGTTCGCTTGAAATAGCACCCACAAACGCTGGAACAATGAATAACATGGTTATTGGTGGAGTTACACCTTTAGCCATTACAGGTACAACCATTACGGCTACTAGCTTTGTTGGTTCAGGTGCAAGCCTTACTAATGTGGTTAATTCATTGGCAGCAAGCACAGGAATCAGCGTATCAGGCTCGACTGGTGCGGTAACAGTAACCAATACTGCCCCTGACCAAACCGTTGTTTTAACTGCTGGCACAGGTATATCTACTAGCGGTACATATCCTAACTTCACAATAACCAATACTGCGCCCGATCAAACAGTCA